TACGGGGGGGGCCTTGCACGAAGCCGCCCGCGCCGCCCAGCGGCTCGCTCCTGCGGAGGGCCAGGATATTCAGTATTTTCTTTTTTTGGCGACTGTCGTCTCACCAGAAATTATTATCTTGCGGTAGTGGTATAACCATGCCGCCTAAACTGCGTAAGCGTAAGCCACGTGCCCTTAAGGGACGTAACATAAAAAGGCGGACGGGGGCTGGTGCCCAGTCGCGCCAGATCCTGGCCTTGTCTCGACAAGTCAGTAATGTCACTAGGAAGCAATTCGCTAATGTGCACACAGTGTGGCAGCGCGATATGCTCAGTGTGGAGGCCGTTACCGGCGGAGTCCAAGCCTATATTTGCCCGTTACCTTATGTGCCATGCAATCCTGATGGCGCGAGTCAACCGGGTGGGCAGATTCCTTGGACAGATAACCTGTCGTTGGCAGCTCAGTCAGCGTTCAGTAAGAAGGCAATCTTCGGAGTAGCGCGTGAAGCCGCGACCAGTAATGAAATCTATCATACTGGTGGTGTACTGAAATGGCAGATGATCACTAATGAGCCCACATTCAGTAAGTATAGCCTGTTTCTTATCAGGCCTAAGCGCGCGATGGCAGATCAGTTAGTGATCGACCGGAAGCTTAAGCAGGGGACTCTTTTGAACCCTAATGCGGGGTTTTCGTCCTTCCTGCAAGAGGACATCGACTATGTGGTACATGGTGAGGGTCTCCA